GTCTGTTGCGATCTCCGATTGGGGAGTCCAGAACTTGATACGAACAGTGCGGGCAGCCGAAGGCTCTGGCCATACCGTGAATAGGTAGCCATCTCCGTCTGATTTAAGCTTAAGGGAAAAGTCAATGGGATCGATCTGCGTCTGGTCGCGATCGCCTTGGTACTTACGGTACCTATCTTCCTCGGTAATGAGTCGCATCTGAGCGTTAGTATCTGTGTCTGACGCGTCGTCAAATAGGAATGCTACTGGCTTATTTGTGCTCTCGTCCCACATGAGGATAGACTCACTTGTAGTAGCTCTCTCTGCGTTGGGTACATCGCCGCCTCCGGACACTAGGGCCGATAGATCGTACTCTGACGTACCAGAAGCTAGAGTAATTGTAATCTCATGCTCCAGAGACTTCCACGCGAACTTATCGCTAAGCTCCCGTATGCCATCATTGATCCACATTCCAATTAAGGTAGAGTAGGCGTTCTCGTTAGTCGTCGCTACTGTATCCTCTCGTAGTCGTCGGAGGATGTTGTTAATCAATGTAAGCTGTGTTGCCATTAGTTAATCCTAAGTTATCAGTCCGAGTGTTACGAGTGCTGCGTGTATGCCAGCAGCCGTGACTGCCACCGAGGTAGGTTGCGCTACTGGTGCAGTATTGTAGAACCCGACGTTTCCGCCTATCCTAAGTGCTGCCCCGGTGATGTTTATGTCTGTTGTAAGCGTGCCTGCGATGTTGAAGTCTGTCCCGTCATGGGAGAAGTCTACGAAGTCCGTGTTGTTGGTGTTCTGCACCCGTAGAGTGCCGCGCACCTTGCTATACGTGTTGGTAAACTGGTGTATGTTAGCTCCAGCCGCTACCAAGTTAATAGTCCCGCCAGTTATGTTCAGTCCGTAGTTAGTGGAGTAGAGCGCTAGGTGCTTCGAGTTGTCAACCGTTGTGGCTGCTACTTGCGAGCCTAGGGATAGGCCCCTGTCTCCGAATAGTACCTGACTAGAGTTAACTGTGACCGCCGGAGACGCTGTCGTTCCAGCAGCAGCAGAGCCCTCAGAGTAGAGCTTTACGTTACCGTTATTCTGGAATAGTACACCAGCAACGGCTCCTGTAAGAAGGTTAGACACAACACTTGATGCCGCGTCTACGTTGTAGCCCATGAAGGGCTGGGCAGTCCCTGAGTCCTCAGACCCTAGGTTCACATAGTTGGCCGAGCCATGTAGCTCTGGGATGCCAGTGATGTTACCTGACACTGCACCGCCCGCTAGGGGCAGGTACGATCCCAAGTCGGTAATATCCGCTTCAACGAGCGCCCTACCAACATAGTTAGAGCCGTCTGCCAGCAGTGCAAATCCACTTGTGACTGCAGCACTGGTTACGTCGGAAAGATCAGTAAGCTGTATAGCTCCACCACTTCCGGTACCATGTGTGTGCCCCAGAAGCGCGAATCTTCTATCTGCCGACATAACTTCCCTTGAATAAGAGGTGCCCCCCGAAGGGGGCTACCTAGTGTTACCTACTTACGCAGGTACAACAATTGCGATACCAGCTTCCGGACGCAGTACGCCTGAACCATAAATGGTGTCAGCCGTAAAGAGATCACCCAAGTACTCTTGGATGTAGGAAGTTTGTACACGCGGAGACAACTGCTCAATAAAGACCAGTGCTTCCTTCTGGAACATCAACGCAGCGCGCTGATCATTCGTTGTGGCAACGTCAGTTACGATCGGGCAGTTCGTAGAAACGAACACGTCCGTACCGTAGATATTACCGATCTTACCGTTGCGGATGGTGTTACCCATGCCTTCTTCACCAACAAATGCTTGCTCGGTAAAGCGTGCGATACCCGTGAGAGACTTCTTCTCAACAGGCGGAATAACCAACACACGACCGGAGTTCGGTACGTCGTTGTCATCCAACTGTCGGATAAGCTCACGAACACCAGCGTCAGCAAGCGCCGTAGCGTTACCTTCGTTAGTGTTAGCAGTGTCGTCCCATACGGTAGAACCGTCAGAGCCGATTACAGCTTTCGAGTATGCAGAACCTTCAACGGTTGGCGCTGCGGATGCACCAGCAAACTTCGCGCCTTCGGCGTGGAGTGCGGTGTCAACAAGCTTCGCGAGAGCGTAGCCAGCGTCGTCCGTGTAGAACTTACGAACACCGTCGTCGGCCTGAACCGTGACGATATCTTCGATCAAACGAGAGTACTCATAGTGCTGGTCGATCAAGTACTGCTTAGTAAGCTCTTGGTTTGCGATCAATGTAACCTGCGTCTCAGCGGCCTTGGAGCTTGCGGCTCCTCGGACTGGTGCAGGAACGTGGAAGGTGTCGCCTTTACGACCAGTAAACGGCATGTTTACAACGAGGTTCGGCATAACAAGATTGCTCTTGTATGCAGCGATGATCTCATCGGTCCACAGTTCACGTACAAACGCGGAATTACTGCGTGTACGACTTGCTGCCGTTACTTCGGTTAAAGCAACATGGTTTGTGCCTAATGCCATGATGTATTACCTTGTATAATAGTTAGTCAACAATACGACCTTCTGCGTAGGCGACTGCGATAGCATCTGCGTGGGCTGTCAAGTAGCGTTGTGCTTGAGAGTTGCCTTGGTTGGCAGCAATACGATACTCCATTAGTTCGGAGCGTGAGTACACATCTACTAGTTCAGTCGGTGCAGGACTACCAGATTCTAGTGTAGCATCTCTCAACTGCTGTTGAGTGTTGTCGGCTTTACTAGTATCCTCAGGTGCCTTTGGTGTCTGATCGTAGTACGATCCGAGGAGTTCCTCGGCAGCTTCAAAGTCGAGTGCATCAGCCGCTTGGATAAGCATGACCCTAGACTTCTTTTCCCGAACCCACTCAAGGAATTCAGGTGTCTGGGCGTCTTCTTGCCATGTGGGAAACTTGTCGGTGATAGCCTTGATTCCTGCTTGGGAATCTCGCTCTGCAAGTTGCTGTTCTAATGCAGCGATTCTGTCGGATGATTCTTCACGAGCGAGGCGACGAATCTGTCCGTCCGCATCATCATAAAGGTCGTCCACGGTAACTGGCGGTGCTGTAGCCGCTGGTTCCGGGCTGTCAGTCTTACGTGATTGTAGTTCGAGTAATTGATCAACGGTTTTCCGCATACTGCCTAGATCGTTCGCTTGCTTCGAGTTCATTGCTTGTAGCTCCACGAATGAGGCTGCAATCTCTGCCTTCGACTTGCCTTTGAACCGATCAGGAATTGCTTCCTCTTTAGCACGTGCATCAGCGTTCGCGTTAGCGTCAGCTATCTCGTCATCTATATCGTTCTTCACGTAATCTGCATAGTTTGCCATATTGTCAACTCCTAAAGTTGGTACTCATGACTGAGTATTGTCCAAGTAATGTGGGTATCGGATGCCATATTATCCCACAGGTTGCTAGTTTATAGAGCCGTGCTCTCGGATTGCTTTCTCTTCCTTCGCAGCTTTGTCCTTGTGCATACGATCAAATCGATCGATTGCTTCCGGACCAGCACTATTCCCCATAGCTAGGGATGTCCAGTGTGGCTTAGCAGGTGTGCGTATCCTCTTAGCCAGATCACCTCCGCACGAGGTACACTGTTGATTCTTTCTCTCGGAGACCTTGGTTATAAACCGTTCTATATCTTCTTTGCAGGTCTCACAAGTATATTCATAGGTCGGCATTGTCTGGTTCCTCTAGCATCTGTCGCTGTGTAATGGACGTTGCTTCGAGGTTGGTTAGCTCTGCTAGAGCCAACGACTTGCCGCGCAGTACGTTGAGCATGTCCCAGTTAGGGGACTCTAGCGCATCGCACTGGTTCTGGTATATCTGTGCCGTTGCGTCCTCGATGATACGCTTCCACCCCGGAAGGGAAAACACTTCATCAAGTGCATCGTAGTATTCTCTTTGTTCGTTCGTTAGCATTGCATAGCCTCCTTAAGACTGATTACTTACTAGGTGTCTTGTCAATCTTCCTTGCATCTATTGCGATACGGGCCAGGGCAACCTTGTTCTGGTCGTTAGCCATGCGGGCCTTCTCTGCCCCAGTAGCAGCGTTGGCCGCTTGTATCTCGACGAGGTCGTCCTCTAGGTCCGCCTTAATGTCTTCTCGCTGTGCCTTAGCAATTATGAGCTTGACTTCAGCTTCGAGCTTAGCGTTCTCAAGAGTCATCTTCTTCAACTCCTGCATCTGAGCCTCTTGCTGCATCTGCTTCATCTTCTCTTGCATCTGCTTTTCTTCATCAGTAGGCGGAGCGTTCATCTCTGTGATAGCCGCCTTAAGAGACGCCTTGTCAGAACTATTCGTGTTCTGGAATAGTGCCTGTATGATGATGCCGTGAGCGGGACTCTCGGGCGGTACGAAGCCGAGCATCTGTACTAGCTGCTGATTCTCCACTTCCCGAGCCATCAGGCCCATAGTGTTGTTAACCTTGAACTTGGCGTCCTGTGGATACCTACCCTTGTCGAACTGCATATAGCGGTGCAACGACTTAGTAACTACAGCGTCCATGAACTTCTCGACCCTGCGCATGGTGCGCTTGGATCGCTTCAGGAAGGCTGCGTTCATCTGGCTCATTCCACCAGACGTCTCGTTCCTACGGCCCTGCCCGAGTGGGGTAGCCGTGTCCATAGCTCCTGTGGCCATAGATACCATCCGTTCAAGATCGGAGGCATTCTGGAAGGTAGCCTGAAGGCCGGGTGCGCTGAACGCAATAGGTTCAATGATCTCAGAGGGCTTGCCTCGTGTAAGAAAGAACTTGCCCGGACGTGTCCGGAGATCGGGGTTGCGCGGCATCCGTGTGATGTCGGCTCCCATCATGGGGGCGGTTGACAATGCCAGTCCGTCGATACGTGCTCTAAGCTCTGCGTCGAGGGCTTTCTGCGCATTGTAACCCTTCTCCACAACACCCCGTCCCCAGAACTGACCGGGAACAACGTCGTGCGAGTAAGCTACGATTGGACGATCCTTCATAGTATAGGGGGACCGTACGGCGCGGAGAACGGTGCTCTCGTTCGCCAGCGTCACAATCGCCTCGACCATACCATAGTCGTCGTCCTCGGAGTCTGGCAGCAGTATAGCTGGCACCTTGCCGAAGTATTCGGTAATAAGTACGCCATCGTTCCGGACGTCCGTACCCTTATCTTTCTGTAGCCCAGTAGTACTACCTGCTACACTCCCGCCGTAGGACTCAATTGGTCCCTTCATATAGATACCGCGGGCTTGCTTCTCTTTAATGCCAAACTTGGGCTTGACTACATCACGACCGCAGAACAATGCACCCTCAATAGTGGTTGCTGCTGGGTCAATGAAGAACTCGTCGGGCCGTACGGCTTCGAGAGTAACACGGAATCGCTTATTACTCGATCCGTCAAATGCTGGAACATCTACCACATCTACGTTGATGATGGCTATGCCTGTGCCGTACACGCAGCCAAGCAGGAATGTGTCGGCTACTGCCTCTGGTACGTCGTTGAGCTCGAAGTCTTCTACTAGTTGGTCACGGTATGCGATTGCATCGTCTTTGTCTTCGTCAGCAATGTCATCAGCAATGTCAAACCATGCTGTACGACCGAAGGTGGCTTCTTCCATCTCGGAAGCTGTCATCTCTACAGCCTGCTGCGTAGCTGGGGATATCAGGCGAGAACGCTCCGACTCCGTTGTCTTGTCTTTCTCAGAGTAGATGCCTCTCCAGATACGAGTGAACTCGTCCCAGTTGGCCCCGTACTCTGTATCTCGTACTTCACGCGCATGTTTAACGCGATCTACTATCCATGATACCAGAGCACCCCTGCTGGGCGTAGGGCCTAGTGGGGTCTTGCTGTCATTATCGCCGTTCTGGTTCGATATCATTATGTGATTTCCACGTTAGATGCTTCAATGATTTGGCGCTCAATGTTCCTTACTACCTGCCTAGTGTCAGCGATAAGATGTGCCTTGTATTCTTCTGCTGTAGCGGGGCGATCCAGTTCTAGGATTACACCGTAGGCGTCTGCTATGCGAGTAGCATGTGCCCCGGTAAATGTAAGTGTTACTGATGGCATGTTTAGTATCCTGCTATTTCGTCGAGGGGTTCCCATTCTTCTATGAAGTCTGGTCCTTCCCACCAAGGTTCGCTTATCTGGTCTATGTAAGCCAGTGCGTCTATTAGATCGTCGTGCGCCAGTCGGGATGGGAAGTCCTGAGCTTGGCTAAGGAACTCTTTGTTCCATTTGCCTTCCAGCAACTGGATGCGGCCTTTCTCAGCACGTCCCTGTAGCGCCCATGCGATACGGTCTGTCTTTGCTTGGTTGCCGTGAGTGCACGGCTCCACGCGGAAGTGTGTGTTGAGTCGATTCTGTTCATCCTCTAAGTACGGCATTACCGCATTGTAGGTTGTTCCCTTCTCAATACCGAACTTAACGGGGCGGTAATCTCTGTAAGCCTTAACTAGCCTAAGGGCCGCCTCTCGTACATCCCACTGCCCGTATATGATGTCTACTACACACCAGCCATTTGAGTGATTAAGTACAACTGCTATGGCCGAGTCATCGAGCTTCTTTATCTTACGACCTCCCTCGGTAGCCTGAAAGCCCGCGAGATCGGCTGCGATGTAGTAGTCCCCAGGATATGGTACGTGTTCTACGATAGGGAACATGGCTGCTGTCATTACAGCGCCGCTGCCCCCATCAAAGGACGCCATCATCTCTTGCTCAAAGCGCTCCTTGGACATCCGCTGTTCTGCTGCGGCTATCTCTGCTCTAGGCAGGAATGGGTTCTCTACTGATGCGAAGTGCCAAGACTTCCATTCTTTGAACGCAGGATTGTTGCCTTGGTTGAACAGTGCGTAGAAGTGGTTCTTACCGTCCGGAGTACCGATAAAGAGTGCTCCCCCCTCGCTTCGCGAAAGCTGGGGAGAGATTATCATTTCCCAGACTTCCTCCTTCATGAACGCATATTCGTCGAGTACTACATAAGATAAACCCGTACCTCGTAGAGAGTTAGGTCTGTCAGCGCCCTTGATGTGTATAGTACGTCCGTTTACTAGACGGAGACTAGCTTCATTCTCGTACGCTTGTTCTATCAGTTCTGAGCCTAGTTCCTTGAGGACAGGCCACATGATCTCTTTGCCCTGCGTGAACGTAGGAGCCACGTAGTAGACCTTCTCTAGTGCTAGATCAATGAACTCACCATCCGACTTGCGTACAGTATTGTTCTTCGATGCCTCTATGAAAAGGGTTACAGCAGCAAGGAAAGACTTTCCAAAGCGACGCCCAGCGGCGACCACCTTGTACCGACTCTCGTCGTAGAAGACCTCCTCCTGCCTACTATGTAGGCTGACTTCGATTTATCTGCTCCTAGATGTGCCGTTCTCGTTCTCATCCGTACTCTCTTTAGCAAGCTCTCTTATAGTCTTTCCAGACTTAGAACGTGCTCCGGGAGTCGCAGGACCACCGGGAGTGTTCTTGGTGGTGATCTTCTTGGGCTTTCCGCCAGTCTCTGGCTTTCTCATGTCACTCATCGTTCTGCATATCCCGTTCTTGTAGAGTCTTACGGGCGTTGCCCGCGGCGTCCTCAATAGCTCCCTCCGTACCGCGATAATCACGGAACACAGTGCTCTTTGAGTCGTCCTTCTTAGGAGGAGTTGGCTTCTTCTTGCGCTGGCGAGCCGCCTGTTTGTCGGCCTCGTCGAACGAGTTAGGACGCTTCGTCGCTAGGAGTCGCTTCCGCCGTTCTTCTCTGGTCTCGCTCATTGCATTTCTTCCAATTGCTTCATACGTGCCCGTATCTCGGTGGCTTTCTTATGATCACCACGAGCCTTTGCTGCTACAGCACGCTCCTCCATGCCCTTGAGAAGGCGGATCTTGTTGGCTTCTGAGTCATCACGACCCATGCTCACCTTCTCTTTTACCCGCGCAGCTTCTTTAGCAGCCGCGTCGGCCTTCGCCTGCGCGTCACGGGCGTCACGTTCTCTATTAGAGTTGTCCGCGGCCTGCACAGCATTGTCTATCTGCGCAGCACGGTCCTCTCTATCAGGGACAATATCGCTCATTACGCGCTTTTGCCGTCTTTTCCGCGAGAATGGCCTTGGCTAGAACCGTTCGGTCCTGTCTGCGGAGAAGGTGCACTCTCTTGACGGGGCGGAGTAGGCGGCTTCAAGCCGGGTCCAGTTTGTGCTTTATCAGATGTCTGAGACATTATGTTTCCTCTGTTGGTTGTGGTTCACTAGTGATATCAATGACCTCCACAGCTTGTGCGGGGGCCGAGTTGATTTGGATTGCGACTCTCTCTGATGCTTGGTGATCGTCGCTAGAACCCTTGGACATATGCATCTCCAAGAGCATCTTGATCATTGCTGAGTTTCCTTCAAGTGCGAGTTCAACAGCCTTGTCTAGCACTGCTCCCAAGTCTGGAGCGGCTTGTTCTCTAAGCTGAAGCTCAAGACTCTGCTTAAGAAGCGTGATAGCATTCTTGCTGCCCTTCGGGCGGCCTGCAGGATTACCACTAACCCCCTTCTTGAACCTAGTATCTCGTACAATCTCACCTGTCTTGGCGGTCATGACGTAGGATGCGCTGCTGTAGGAACGTCGAACCCGTTGAAGTCGTAACGGTAGTTGCCTTTCGTAATACGGACATCGTCGATCCAGCCGAGGAACGGCTCTTGCGCTACTGTGTTGTTAGCGAAGAAGCAGCCGACTGCGACAGGAGACGCATTCCCGTGGATGGTTCCGGTGGATATGTTGCCTGTTGCAACCTGTACTCCGTCCACCATTAGGTAGAGTGTAGCCCCGTTGCGTAGCACGGCAACATGATACCACGTATCCGCAGTAGGCGTCCATGAGTACCCAAAGAAGTCAAAGGCATTGATGCCGTTGGTGCTGTAACTCCAATAGATAGCGCCATCTGTGCGTCTACCGAATATCCATTCTTTCGTTCCTGAACCGCCAAACCACTTCGAGCAGAACACGCCGTTCTGTACCGTGGCATCAAAGTTGACCCACGCTTCAATACAGAAGTCGTTGTTTCCGAGACGTAGCGTAGCGTCGTCATCTAGTGAGACGTAGTCGTTCACCCCATCTAGGTAGACCGAGGAACCACCCCACTTCGAAGCAGCTGTTGATATAATAGCCG